ATGGTTTTACCTGTGGCATATCTGGAGACTTGGGCAGGGTGAAAGCCAGCATGACGAGCAACATCAGTGATGGTGTAGCCAGCTACTTCAGCCTTTTCCTTAATGTTTTCAATGGTTTGCATAGTTTGTGTGGTCATAGTGATGGGGGAGTCTATAGACTTTTAATTCATTGGTCAAGCCCTTTGTGATTTAATAGTTGAGTTAATTGTGGGGGATTAGTTACAGGGTAGTTGACAAGGTAGTTAATCGGTATATGATTCACTACATCAACAACGCAACCCCAAGGAGATTTCAAATGACAAACGCAACACAAACAACTGCTCAAGAAGAACGCAACATCAATATGTATGGAGTCGCTGATATTGACGCTTATGTGGAATCTGTCAAAGAATCCATCACATACCAATTCACAGGTGGTCACATGGTAGTCGCTGGCCTGATGTCAGATGCACAAGAATTGATTGCTGGTGGCGCACAAAACAGTAGCCGCCAAACACTCAACATTGCCAAGCACATTTTGTTTTTGATTATGGATGGCGAATTGATTGGTACTGTAGAACGCAAGTAAACCCAAGGGGGCGCAAGCCCCATCTTTCAACCTAAAAGGAGAATTGAAATGAAATGCAAAGGTCAAGGTAAAAAAGAATATGTAGTTGTCATCAAAGAAGATGATGGCTCTAAGCGGGTGTTTTCTCACCCTGTCACCGAAAAATCTGCAGTGTTTATGATTCTTGGTTCTTCATTGCCACTGGACTATGTAGCCATTCGCCACATTGAAGAACTTGGCATCAAGTCCAATAAGCCTTGGACACACAACGCACCCTACAACCCTCAATTCCTTGGCGCACAGCCAGCAAGAGTTGGAGAAGATTACTGATGTACCCCATTGACGATTCAGAAGCAGAGGAGATCAAGTCTGAGGCTCGTCACCTCAGACGCTACCGAAACCTCTTGGCTAACCACCCCGACTGCCGTGACCCCGACCACCCAACCTGTGAACTCTGTGAGGAGAATGATGATGACGCTTAAGCAAACCCTGCAAGCCACCCTAGTGGGCTTGATTCTGTCTGTGCCTTTCTTGATTGAGATTGCAAAGGAGTTAGTGAAATGAACAACCCACCAGCATTTCCAAATGATTTTTGTGTTGATGAAAACCAAGGCATGACCTTGCGGGACTACTTTGCGGCTCAGGCTTTGCAAGGTGCTATATCAGGTTGCGCCGCAAGAGGCGAAGTTGTCATGTATTCAGACTTAGCGGGGCTTTCTTATGAAATGGCAGACGCAATGTTGAAAGCGAGGAAAGCATGACACCCCTACAAGACTTCTGCCAAGAGCCTCGCACTATGGAAGACCTTGTAGAGGCAGGGTTCAAGCCTAACAGCGTCTATAGCGCAGTCAAAAAGGGTGAACTCACGAACACCAAGGCAACTGATGATTGGGGGCGTAGAACGCATGGCAAGGGCTTGTTCCTGTCCACAGTCACCATTGCACCCATGAACTTCACCGCCTTGCAACACGCATGGAATTCATCACAACCACAAGGAGAGACAGCATGAGCATTGAAAAAGACTTAGAAGAATTGATTGCCAAGATTGCGCCTAATAAAGACATCGCTGGTGGCTTTATGAGTCGTGACCAGATCATTCAACTCATCCGCAAGGTAGCAACTGACGCATCCTTGATTGGGTACTGCCACGCTGAGAAGTTGACCAGAGAACGCATGGACAAGAAACTCACAGCCATTGAGCAAGAGTTGACAATTATCAAGGAACAGCTCAAGGACACTGAACTTGATTTGATCGTTGCAACCAAATGAGCCACTGGCACAAAGTCATCATAGCTTTGCTCTGTGCTGGCGCACTCTTTTATTTTGACTCTAAGGAGGTGAGAAATGTTCGAGACAATGACAAATTTTCTTCTCATAGCGACACTCGCATTCGCATTGGGAATAGCCGTATGCGTAGCATTTGTTTTGTGGCTACTAAAAGAAACCGAACAAGAGTGATCTGTCCAGACTGCCAGAAGTGGGTCAGAGATGTGGGGAAAAAAACCTACAGTTGCACCGACTCAAAGATCAAAAGAGGATTCGTTTTCACTCACAGGGGTAGAGCATGAAAGGTGGAGCAAGAGTAGGGTCAGGTAGGAAGCTACCCGACATTGACGAGCGTAGAGCCTTCAGTTTGTTTGAACAAGGCTTTAGCAAGCTAGAGATTGCAAACAGGTTTGGAGTCAACTACAACAGCTTGCGTACCATCTTCCGCAAAGCGGGTAAGTTCAAACCATCAAAGAAAAGGAAAACATGAACTGGCGAGAATTAACAATCAAGTATGTCAAGGATTTGCTTAGAGCCAAGACACCCATTGAGATGGTGCAAAAGGAACTGATTGAGGCACAGCTTGCCAAGTTGCAAGCAGAAACTTCAGTTGAGTATTCGCAAGCCATTGTGAACTACAACGAGCAAAGAATCTTTAGGCTTTACAAACGCATCACAGAACTTCAGGAGTTTGGGCATGACTGAATTCAACGACACTGAACGAGAGAGCAAGGTTAAGCAAGAGATCATCAAGAACCTACCGATCAAGACCCAACAGGAGGTCTATGACGAGTTGAGGAACGACATCCTTGAACAAGTAGCTGTTGAGATTGAGAAGATGCAAGGATTTGGGAAAGATACTCTTGATTCGTTTGGGATATTTATTAGAGGAATGAAGCGATGAATTCAGCATGGGACTACAAGGGACAGCCCTCAATCTGGACAACAGACTCGAAACTCAAGATGATTACTGTGGCAAAGATGAATGGTGAGAATCGCAGAGAGCAGATGAGGAAGACAGAGCAGTCTTTAAATGAACGCAAGCAATGCCTCACCTACTCAAAGGCAAATTCCAAAAAATGATTGTCAAGATACGCACCTTTTATGGCAGAAGCAGAGGTCTGCGAGGCGAGAGGGAGACTAAGGTTGACCAAGGCGTAGCTTGGTTATGCCAGAAGTGTGGAGAGGTGATTCTGTACGAACACCTTATCTCCAAACACTTCTGCAAGACTCAGATTAAGCTACAAGTCCATTCAGATAAGTAGTCTTGCCAGCTATCTTAGTGGCGGTCAACTCTTGTTTCTTCAGGTTGTTTGGGTCATAGCTAACATGAACCCAGCCAGAATCAGGTACACCTTGGGTGTAGAACTCTAAGATCAATTGCGTGTAGTCCAAGTTGTCCATAATCCATTGAGCCAAATCAGCATTGGCAACACCAACTATCTCAATATCTGCCGCCATGCCCTTGCAATGGTCTGAGGACTTCGAGCCATTCACTGCCGCATTTGACTCAGGACTACGATAGGCAGAGTTCACGGTGACAGACTTACCAAAGTGTTCACGAACTGGTTGCAATACCTTTTCGCAAAGAGTCTTCAAGTTCTCAAGTGCCTGTTCATCAGGTGTATTGTCTAGACCCAAACGAGTGGCAGTGTCTGACTTGGTGAGTTCTTTGAGGGTGAAGTTGGCAGATAAGTTCATGGTTTTCCTTTCAAGGTTTCGTAAACAGAATTGTAGGCATCCACACAAGCATTTAGCTTAACAATAGCTTTGTCTCCCTCTTCCGCTATTGCGAAAAGAGTTTTTCCAATCTCTGGACTAAGTTCGGCTCTTGCTTCTCCTGAACTATCTCCGCTGGCAGGGGTGGTGGTGTCGGACACTTGTATGGGGCAGTTGGTTGCTTTGACAGGAATCCGCAACTTGAAAGTACCAGAGTCAATGTCACTATCACGCTTTTGTTTAGCAAGTTTTGCATCTTGATTTACTTTCTGAAGTTTAGTGGCTTGGGTTTGAATTGCTGAAACTAGGATTTGTTCTTTCTGCCTAGCTTCAGCATTGAGTTTGGCAATCTCAAGTTGCTGACGAGTGATCTCATCCTCTGAACCTTTCCAGTACCCACTTCCAAAGGCACTCAGCACCGCTAAGATGATGCCAAGAAGCACATAAGGGTTGAAGATACTCATGGCTTTGGTGGCTCGTCAGAGTCAGCATCAGCATCTGCCTTGGCAAAAGCCTTGGCACTGGCTGAAACAGCACTACGACCAGCTACACCACCAAGCACACCAGTGATGAACACCATGATGGTATTGATCTGTTGGGTTCT